ATGAGTAGATATAGTGCTAAGCAGAAGACGCTTGCCGCAGTTGCAAAGCCACGTAATAAGATTACAGGGGCAGATTTTAAGAAGATGCGTAAGAAAGGTAAGAAAAAATGAGAGCTGCAGATGCTTTAGGGTTACTCGCTGGTCTTGGCGCTTTGAATGCGGTGCGCGGTGGGCGTGAAGGAACAGGCAAAAGATTTACTGGCTTGATTGATATGCTAGATGGTGGTGGTGCAGGTGCATCTGGGGATCGCTTTGAGGGCGGTGGTTTGCTATCTATGCTGGGCAATTTATTTGCTAAACCGATTGAGGCGCAGGATAATGTGGAGCGCATTGCTGCAGATGCAAGTGCGACTAGGGCGCTGACTGATGCAATCAAGCCAGAGTCAAGTTTTCCTAATTATGCACCACCTAGTGTATCTTCTATGGTTGGGTCAGGCAGGGGTGACTTTGGTATGCCCATGCAAGATTCTGGCAATAGAATGATGGATATTAATGCTGTGCCGACTTCTGGCCCTAATCCACTTGTTGCGGCTGAAATAGCTAGAATGCGTGAAGCGCAGAGGATGATGGATATTAATGCTATTCCTGCTGCGCCAGTAGAGTCATCTAGCGTGCAACCGTCAGGTATATTGGCAGATCAATTAACAAGAAATGCTATGAATTTTGCTGGCGCTACTCCTGTTGGTGACGGAACTATTGTTAGCCCAAGGCGAGAAGATTATTCACAGGCAGAAAATCAATTAACAAGAAATGCTATGAATTTTGCTGGTGTTACTCCTAATGCTATGAATTTTGCTGGCGTTACTCCTGTTGGTGAAGGAACTATTGTTGACCAGACTGTTTTGCCCCAGCTATCATACAAGTCAGACCCTGTGTTTATGTCTGTTGCTCAGAATGATGCTACGTTTTTAAGTATGCCAGAAGCTGCACGTCAAAATATTTACAATATGTATTTACAGCGTGGAAATATGCAGTAATGCCTCGACAAAAGGCCATACGCAGGACTACGACAGGTAAAAGTCCGAATTACCGTAAGACAAAAGACGGTGCAGGTATGACCCCAGAGGGGATTAAGCGTCACAGGGCAGCTAATCCCAAGTCCAAGCTAAAAGGTGCAGTGACAAAGAAAAAGAACTTGACCGAGAAAGAAAAGGCAAGGCGCAAGTCGTATTGTGCTAGGTCAGCAGGTCAGATGAAGAAGTTTCCTAAAGCAGCCAAGAATCCGAATAGTCGTTTGCGGCAAGCTAGAAAACGATGGAGATGCTAGATGGCACTTACAACATTTGCAGAACTTAAAGCAAGCATAGCTGATTGGCTAAACAGGGATGATCTTACAAGCGTTATCCCTGACTTTATATCTCTTGCAGAGGCAGATATGGATCGCAAGGTTAGGCATTGGCGCATGGAGGAGCGTAGCACAGCAGATATTGATGCTAGATATACGCAGTTGCCAAGTGGTTTTATGGAAGCTGTGCGTTTTCACCTAGATGCAGATGAGCGCCCGATTGAGTTGGTTACGCCATTGGCATTACAGTCTTATCGCAGAAGTGGCGCAGATGCATCGGGTAAGCCAAGATATTATTCTGTAATTGCTGGGCAGTTAGAGGTTTGGCCTACGCCCGACAGTGCATACACAGGTGAGCTTTATTATTATGCACGCACAACTCCGTTAAGCGATAGCGCAACGTCTAACTGGATTCTGGAGTATTTCCCTGATGCGTATTTATATGGTGCATTGATGCATTCAGCGCCGTATTTGGTTGACGATCAGCGCACGACTGTTTGGGCATCATTGTACCAAAGCGCAGTTGATGGTATTAATAGTAACAATGAAAAGGCTAAATTTGGTGGCTCTGGCTTGCGTATGCAAGTCAACACATACTAGGAGAAAGACATGGCAAGCATTTCAGATTATGTGTTGGACGCAGCACTTAGCAAGTTGGACACAGAAGCAGATCGCATAGATATAACCTCGCAAGAGGCGACTACTTATGCAGAGGCTATCACTACATACACGTTAGGAAACTCTACATCTGTGAGTTTTGGTGCTCCAGAAAATGGAGATACGTCAGGCAGAAAAACAGCTTGTGCCGCGATTTCTGATGGAACGGTCACAGGCACAGGCACAGCAACGCACTATGCGATCACAGATGTATCTGAGTCACGCTTGCTTTGCACTGGCTCACTGACAACATCACAGTCAGTCGTGTCGGGAAATACATTTACAGTAGCGACGTTTGACGTTGAAATCCCTGATCCTGCATAGGTGATTAATGACTAGTTTAGTCTACCCATTACGTGTTAAGATGACCACCAGTACAACTGGCACTGGCACATTTGTTTATTTTGGTAGTACTGTTTATGGATACCAAAGTTTTTCTGATGCGCTTTCTACTGACGCATATGTAAAGTATACCATTGAGGATGCTAACGGTGGCTGGGAAGTAGGCACTGGACTTGTTGACGTTTCATCAGGAGCATTAGATCGTGGTCCTCATGCCTCTAGTAATAGTGGGGGCAGAATTGATCTAAGTGGTGATGCAGTAATTTATGCCACAACCTCGCACCATGAGGTTGCCAGTAGGCAGTTACTAGCGAATGGCACTGTAAGTAATCAAACTTATCTTTCTTATGATTGGAAAAGGGGAACGACTGGAGGGGCTACTGATGATGCAGGGGAAGTTTTTTCAAAGTATGAGCTTTTACTTGATCGCCTTACTCCTGTTTCGGATGCTAGAATTTATTTAAGGATAAGATACCCATCTGGCTCTTTAAACTATACATCTACAAGCAGTATTTATAATGGTCAGTATTTAGAGTCGATAAGCTCAACAGACTATGCCAACGCTACAACGACTAGCGTTCATTATTTAAGTAGATATGACTATGTTGGGGGAGGTACAGAGGAAAGTGGTTGGTCTGGTAGCATAACTTTTATGACAGAGATGAGTGAATACGGTGTTGATCAGGATCAGCAAATTCATTCCGTTGGAGGTTATATAGATGATTCTGGTGAACCTATAACGCACCAAGCCTTTACGAGGTATACAGGAACAGTCGATATTCAAGGTTTTTATTTATACGCTAGCACAGGCAATCTGGATACTGGCAAGTGGAGCTTGTACGGTGTGAGGGACTAACATGGCTGAAGAAGTAGAACAGACAGAAGCGGAAGCAAAATTCATTGATCCTGATGAGCTAAAAAGAACAGAGGCTGAACTTGTTCGTTGGAAAAGAGATGATTTGCTATCCAGATGCGATTGGTGGGCTGTTTCAGATCACACAATGTCACAAGCTCAATCTGACTATAGACAAGCTTTAAGAAATATTCCGCAGCAAGAAGGCTTTCCGTTTTCAATAACGTGGCCTACTAAACCGTAGGTAATTAAATGCTTGGATTTGCACCGCTAGCTTCTGCCCCGATAGGTGATGAGGGTTTAGTAAAATACGCGCTTACCGCCAATGATATCACGGCAACACCTGTTGTCGATACAGCGTCAGTTTTTGAAAACGAACAATTCACGTTTAACGACATTGTAACTGGCGCACCAGTTATTGATGCAATTGGAACACCAGTAGCGTCTAATTTTGCTGCCGATGATATAGTTTCTGGCACGCCTGTTATTGACGCAATTATCGTTGATATTGTTCATCCATTAAATGCAAACGACATAACATCGACACCTGTTGTTGATAACGCAACAGCCGCATTTACAGATGTTCTAAGTGCAACATCATTAGGGCCAGAAGTTACAAATTACACTGTTACCGTTGCTGATAACGGTGGCAATAAGTTTTACATTGATGGTGTAAGCAATCCGACGCTTTCTTTGGTTAGAGGGCAAAAGTATGTTTTTGACGTAAGTGACGCAACAAATGATGGTCATCCACTTGTCTTTACGCTATCAGATGGAACAACATCCTACACAGACGGTGTAACTTCAGTTGGTACGTCTGGTACGTCTGGTGCAACTGTTACGTTTTTAGTGCCAAGCGATGCTCCTGCAAGTTTACGCTATGTGTGTAGTGTTCACGGCTCCGGCATGGGCAACACGATAAGCGTAAGCTCGCAAGCATTAGACTTACAGCCAACTATAGACACCGCAACCGTATCGGTTATTTCCAACTTTGCGCCTGTTGATATATTTGCAAGCGCACCGCAAATAGATACTTTACCGTTTTTTCAAAAGTATGCATTAACACTTACAGATATTACGGCTGGTGTTCCTACATTGCCAGCAAGGTTTGTTTGGGATTTTCAAGAACCACCAACCGATAGTTGGACAGAACAGGCAGATGATGATAGTGTATGGCTAGAACAATCAACAGTAACAGATATATGGACAGAAGTAACAGCACCCACTGACACTTGGACTGACGCAACAGACCCGACTGATACATGGTCAGATGCCGCATAGGAGAATTAAATGGCTGATACAACAACAACAAATTTTGGATTTACAAAGCCAGAGGTAGGATCGTCAAACGATACTTGGGGAACCAAGCTAAACACAAACTGGGATGATATTGATGGCTATCTGAACGACAAAGCCCCAAAAGCAAGCCCAGCATTCACAGGTAATGCAACTTTTGCTGCTGATGTAGATATTAGTGGCGCACTCAAGCCAGTAACATATGAGGACACATTTGTATCGGGCGCAACAA